TAAACTGCACAAGTACAAATATGACGATCAGATTTTTCAATCAGTCATGCACCTTGCAGATGCAAAAAGCCATGGTATGATATTCTTTATTGACTACTCAGGCTCAATGAGCGCGGTGCTTAAAGATGTATTAGAACACACTTTGAATCTAGTTCACTTTTGTAAGAAGGTTGGTATTCCATACAAAGTTTACTCCTTTACATCAAACTATTCTTTAGATAAAGAAGACGTTTCTCAATCAGACATGGAGTTTGATTTGTCAGATTTAGTTTTGGCAGAATTATTTTCAAGCGAAATGTCATCAAAAGAATACAACGAAGCTTTTCAAATGGTGACTTGTCAAATTCTTAATTCTACTGAATACAGATTTAGCCAACAAGGAATTTCAAAATTCGAACACTTAGGTGGTACTCCACTTGATCATACACTAATTGCTTCACACCAGATTGTAGACGATTTTAGAAAAAAGAACCCTGTGCAAAAGCTTAATGTCATTATTCTAACTGATGGTGAATCACACAGTTGTGGTCCAAGTGAAGCTTGGTCTGCAAGTACATTTTTCACCAACGTAGGAGGAAAGCAAAAATCGATCAAACGTCATTATGCAACTGCTCAGTATATTAAGTTATTGAAAGAAGTTAAAGGTGTCAACACGATTGGCTTCTTTCTTCCAAATAACAAACGTGCCGGTAATCAACATCTCAATCGAATGGCAGCTCATGCACATGGTAATGGCTCGGCTTATGGAAAGGCAGGAGATTATATGAAAAAGTACCGCAAGGACAAATACTTCCACATGCCCGAATGCTTTGGTTACGATTCGTACTTCCTACTATCGAGTGACATTGAAATTGAGGATGATGACTTCGACTTCTCGGGCTCTGAAGGTAAGGACCTCGCAAACAATCGTGGCGAACAGTCTAAATTAGCTCGCCAGTTCGCAAAACACAATGTGGCTAATAAGACAAACCGAGTGATTATGACTAAATTTGCCGAAATAATTGCATAATAACGGTGTACAAACTAGGAAACTCAAGGTATAATAGATCTATAATAAAGCAAAAGGTTAAACAATATGACAAAAACACTCAATACAATACTCAAGGAGACAGGTAAGTCTTCTTTTTCGAACAAGGAAATCATGATCGTAGCTACAGCAAATGGCTTCGACCCCAAAGATGCCTATAAGGAAATCAATAATTTACATCGTGTAAAGCGTGGTGTATACTCCTTTGAATTGCCTGCAGTAAGTGCTCCTGTAGCACCTCAGGTACCTCAAACAGCAATGGCTAATATCGCCTTCAGGGGAGTAGCTTCAGTCTCTAATGATGAAGTCTACGTACCGGCTGTCGATCCTACTTACATCAAGTGGGGTGAGTACAACACAATCATGAAAATCATAAAGTCAAATATGTTTTTCCCAACGTATATCGCTGGCCTTTCAGGCAACGGTAAGACAATGATGGTAGAACAGGCTTGTGCTAAAACAAAGCGTGAATACGTACGAGTCCAAATCTCTCCTGAAACAGATGAAGATGATTTGATTGGTGGCTTTCGCTTAGTCAATGGTGAAACAGTTTTTCAAAAAGGACCAGTGGTAAAAGCTATGGAACGTGGTTGCATACTTTTGATTGACGAAATCGATCGTGCTACGAACAAGATCATGTGTCTCCAAGGAGTACTTGAAGGCAATCCTATTCTTTTGAAAAAGACAGGAGAGGTAGTAACACCTGCAGACGGGTTTAACGTAATCGCCACAGCCAATACTAAAGGCCGCGGCTCAGACGACGGTAGATTTACCGCAGCATCAATCATTGACGAAGCATTCCTCGAAAGATTCGTGTGTGTAATTGATCAAGCTTTTCCTCAGCCAACAATTGAAAAGAAGATTGTCGAAAAGCATATGGCTAAGTTCGGTGTTGAAGATACTGAATTCGCTGAAAAGCTTATTGCATGGTCAAACGTTATCCGCAAAACCTTTGAGGCTGAAGGTGTGGAAGAAGTGGTTTCCACTCGCCGCCTTTGCCACATTGTGAAAAGCTTCTCAATCTTTGAAGATCGCATGAAGGCAATCAACATGTGCATCAGCCGATTCGATGAAGAAACACGTGTAGCATTCTTAGATCTTTATACTAAGATTGATGAAAGCCAACTTACCGAAAACGGTGAGATTGTACAAGACGACGCTGCCGCGTTAAACAACATCTTAAATGAATATAACAAAGAAGGCCACGAAGAAGACGTGCCTTAATAACAATTTGCGGTGGAGATCGCAAGTCATAACCTAACCTAAAGTCCTACCGTTGAGCGTCATAACTTAACGGTAGGCAACTTTTTATAGAACAGAAAACAATATGAGCAAAACATCAAAACCAGGCGCAGACCTACGGGCACCAAATCCATCTAAAAGAAAACTACTAGGACGTTCAAGTGGAAATATGGTATTCAACGAAACAGTTCAAAGAATGGTAACTCCTAAAATGGATAAAGCCATTAAGAACAATAGAGAAAAAAGAAAGTAATGACAGAAGACCAATTAAAGGAATGGGAAATAAAGGCAAAGTTTGCTAAGAAAAAATCAGCAAGTGGTGGTATAAAGTTTGATGACGATAAACCAGATTATAGCCTATTGCCGCCTAATGCTTTAGAAGATGTTGTTAAAGTATTAACCATTGGCGCAAAAAAGTATGATAGACACAATTGGAAAAAGCTTGATAATATTAACGATCGTTATTTTGCTGCAGCGCAACGCCACCTTTGGGCCTTACAAAAAGGCGAAACTTTCGACGACGAAACCGGCATTCATCATGGAGCTCACGCAATATGCTGTATGATGTTTTTAGTTGAATATAACTATTTACAAAACACTAAACACAAGGTATAATACTATATTATGAAAATCAGTAAAGAAACCCTCGATGTCCTGAAAAACTTTTCAGTCGTCAATCCTAATCTTGTTATCAAAGAAGGTAACAAGTTGTCAACCATCGCTGAAGCAAAAAACATTATGGCATCAGCGAATGTTCCTGAAACGTTTCCAAAAGAAGTTGGAATTTATGATTTGAATGAGTTTCTTTCAGCTCTATCATTAATCAGTGATCCTGAATTTGAATTTGGTGAAGATTCAGTTGTCATTAAATCGCCTACTGCATCTATTACGTATCGTTATGCAGATACGAGTATTTTAACGGCACCACAAAAAGAGGTAACTATGCCTGATGCTGATGTCAACGTTGATCTTTCGGCTGATGACATTGCACATATCCGTAGAGCAGGTGGTGCACTAGGCCACTCTGTGGTTTCAATCGTTTCTAAAGAGGGTGATGATAAAGTCTTTTTGCAAGTAAAAGATCCTAATAATTCTTCTGCGAATGTATTCGAACTTGAAGTAGGCAGCGCTTATAGTACTACAGTCGACTTTGATCTGCAGTTTCTTATTAGTAACTTAACACTTATTCCTGGTGACTATAAAGTCTCAGTAAGTTCTAAGCTAATTTCCCATTGGGAATGTATAAATAACAACTCGGTGGAGTATTGGATCGCACTAGAAAAAAGCTCTACCTTTAATGATGGATAAATCATGCCAAATAGACCTAAAAAAAGTAAAAACATGAGTGAAGAAACACAAGAAACACAAGAAGTACAAGCACCTGAAGTAAACATTGGAGACTTTGGTGCGATTTTACAAATCATCGATGTTGCATCTACCCGCGGCGCGTTTAAAGGAGCTGAACTTAGCTCTGTTGGCGCAGTACGCGATCGTGTAGCAGCTTTCGTTGATTTCTATACGCCGAAAGAAGAAAAAGCCGGCGAGGAAGATGCCGCAAATGAAGCAACTACTGATGGCGCAGAAGTGACTGAGGAAACCTCTGAGTAGTTGAAAGCCACGACCTGAGTATGTCGGTTTTGAAAAAAACTACTCAACACTTTTGATTTACATACCTTTGATCTTAAGGTATAATTATATTATGACAAAACAAAACGAATTCTTGTGGGTCGAGAAGTATAGACCTCAAACTATTGAAGATTGTATTCTTCCAACAAGTCTAAAAAAGACTTTTCAAAAAGTTGTAGATACTGGTGAAATGCACAATATGCTACTTACTGGCTCTGCAGGCTTAGGTAAAACAACTGTCGCTCGTGCCTTGTGTAATGAACTCGATTTAGATTGCTTACTTATTAACGCTTCTGAAGAAGGTAACATCGATACACTTCGTTCTAAAATTAAACAGTTTGCGTCTACGGTTTCTTTAAATGGTGGTAATTATAAAGTCGTTATCCTTGACGAAGCTGATTACCTAAATGCCCAATCAACACAACCTGCGTTACGCGGCTTTATCGAAGAGTTTAGTTCTAATTGTAGATTTATACTTACATGTAATTTTAAGAATCGTATTATTGAACCTCTTCACTCTCGCTGTGCTGTAATCGAATTCAACACAACGAAAAAGCAGCTAGGTGAATTGTGCGCTTTGTTCATGAAAAGAATGCAAACTATTCTAGAAACTGAAGGTGTTGATTATAATAATAAGATACTCGCCGAATTGATCATGCGGTATGCACCAGATTGGCGCCGTGTAATTAACGAGTGTCAACGTTATTCATCTTCAGGCGAAATCACTTCAGACGTATTGATTGGCTTGTCAGATCAAAACATTGCTTCACTAGTCACTTACTTAAAGAGTAAAGACTTCAAAAGTATGCGATCTTGGGTAACTAATAATGCAGACGTTGATTCATCTGTTATTTTCCGCAGAATTTACGATACGTTGTACGAGTTTGCAAGTCCGCATTCTATTCCTGCGATTATTCTTATCCTTGCTGATTACCAATATAAAGCGGCCTTTGTTGCTGATAAAGAACTCAACACTGTCGCGTGTCTAACTGAAATCATGGCATCATCAGAATGGAAGTAAAAAAGCTAAGCCCATTCGATTTTATTAAATCGATCAACGAAGGTAATAAAGGTAAACACCTTTTGCGTGATTGCACAGCAGACAACTCGCTAGAATCGTCGAATCCAGATTCGGCCGATAAACAGTATGTTCCATTCATCATTAATCGAGGGTTGTCATACTTTAAAGACACCGCTCTGTTCGCTAATGAAATGAATTTACACGCCAACTTACCTCATCGTATGCAATACGACTTCTATAAAAATATAGTTACTCACGGCCGCAGATTTTCTAAGTGGGGTAAAAAGGCTAAATCCAGTGAAGATATAAAAATGATTCAAAAAGCTTACAATTATTCTAAACAGAAAGCAGAAGCGGTGTATCCTATTATGTCAAAATCACAAATAAAATCGTTACATGATATTTTTGATAAAGGAGGTAGATAAAGCGTAAGTTGCAATTAGTATAAATAATTCTTTACAATGGAATAAATTATGCAAACGCAAACACCAGTTGAATGGACACCTTCAGATATGTTGGAGGTACTACTAAATGAGCCTGACGATTTTCTTAAAATTAAGGAAACTCTTACTCGTATTGGAGTATCTTCTAAAAAAGATCATAACACTTTATTTCAAAGCTGTCATATTCTTCACAAGCAAGGTAGGTATTTTATAGTACACTTTAAAGAACTTTTCATGCTTGACGGAAAACCTTCTAATTTTACTGAAGATGATATTTCGCGCAGAAACACTATAACAACTCTTTTATCTGATTGGGGATTATTAACCATAGTCGATGTAGCACAGGCAGAACCAAAAACATCTTTACGTCAAATAAAAATTATTTCACACAAAGATAAACAAGAGTGGAGTTTAGAATCTAAATACTCAATTGGTAACGTTAAAAAGGCATAAACGTATAAATAGATTTATATGTGTGTAGTAGCTGTAAAAAGGTTAAAAAACCATGGTTGGATCGGGATTAAAAATCGCGATAGGAATTACCAAACTGAAGTTGACATTGTACAAAACAATCGCGAAGGAATACAGCGCTTATATATCGATGACAAATTGAGTCGTTGGACAGAAGGATTAAACGAGTATGGTGTCTGCGTTTTATCAGCATCTTTGTCAGTAAAGAGTGATGAAAAAGAAGGTGATAAAATTACTAACCAACGATCAGCTCGTAGGAATGCTGATGGTTATTATTCTCCTGACGGTAAAGCTATTCGTAAAGCGCTTTTAGAAAAAACTCCTGAAGCTGCAGCTAAAATTTTAATCGCTCATGAACTTTCAGGATGTACTTATGTCTTCAATGAAAAAGATTGTTATTTAATTGAAGGAGGTTTTTTAGTACGTAAAGAAGATGCTACTAAAGACAACCCTCGAAAGTTTATTCACAAATTGGTTAAACTCAAAGATGATGAAATTTCCGTAAGAACAAATCATGGTGTACTAATTCCAGAACTTGGTTATATGGAAGATCCTGAAGATGATAAATTAAAATATGCTCGAAAAAGTTCTGAAATGCGTTATAAGTATGCAACAGAATTTATGAAGCCTGACTTTAAATTAGCAACAGACGCGATTGACGCTTTAGCACAAACGCCAGATAAAGATATTTTCATGAATCCTATTCGTACAGGTGATACTAAAAAGGCTGAGATGGTTACAACAGGGCAATTACTTTTAACACCAAAAGATAGAACACTTCACTATAGACCAATTTATTCTTCAGTCGCATTTAAATACGATAAATTAAATGGGCCAGAAGCCAAAACCTTTTTTGAAATAATTTCATCGCGAAAGCTTTTATCGTTTAAAGAATATAACACATTCTCAAAAAGTGTAAGAGTAATCGTATAAATAAACTTTTAAGGTAACACGCTGTTACTTTGAATGAGATGCCTTCGGGGTCTTACAACACATAACCTGCCTAACGGAGGAAAACAAAATGACAAATACATACACATGGCCAGGCCAATCCTGGACAATCGGTTTCGATACTATGTTTGATAGTATCGAAAAACTACAATCACAACAACAAGGTTATCCACCTCACAATGTTGTGAATCACGGCGAAGACAAATACGAAATTGCTCTTGCTGTCGCGGGCTTCAACGAAAAAGATTTATTCGTTGAGCAAGAAGAAAACGTTCTCACAATCGCATCTAAGGATGTAGATCTGAACGGTAATAAAGAATACATCCATAAGGGTATTGCAACACGCAAATTCAAAAGAAAATTCACATTAAGTGAATATGTTGAAGTTGAATCTGTTGCACTTGTTGATGGTATTCTATCTGTCTATCTGGTAAAAAATATTCCAGAAGAAAAGAAGCCTAAAACTTTCACGATTGGCGCTGAGACACCTCAGTTCCTTTCTGAATAACAAAAAACAAACTAGACATGGCGTCGTGCATTCGCGGCGTCATGTCATTTAATACATACAAAAATATGAATAAAAAAACAATCATTAAATACATCGTAGGTGCAGTAGTACTTTACGTTGCATACTCATTCTTCTTCGGTGCTAAAGCCGAAGCCCAAGAAGTCGCAAAGACTTGGGAGGTTCAAGGCGAAGTGGGGCAATATGAAAAACGTATTGACACTGGTGCTTATACCGGAGATGATGCAGCATTCGTAAAACTAAGCACAGACTTAGGTGTTATCGGAGGCCTATCACTTGTAGGTGATCTTGAATATGTCAACACTGATGACTATCAGGTTTATGCAACTGTTGGCACTGAACTTAACACCTTTATTGGTGTGCTCGGTGTTTATGGCGAATATTCAACTGGGGCTGTTGAAGCTGGCGAAGGCTTGTTTGAAGTTGGAGCAGCTTATGGTCTAAACCTTTTTGGTTTGGACACAGTAGTTGCAGCATCAGCAAATGAAGATAGCGCATATAGTGCAGAACTCTCAAGCGAGTATGCTCTATATTCTGGTAAAGCCTTTGCGCTTTCTATTGGAGCAGCGTATGGTCAAACATTTGAAACACAAGCTGATTACGATTACACTCTTGGATTTGCTCGTATTTCTACGACAGGTCCAGTATCAGTATTCGTAACTGTTAACTATCTTAATAGCGATGCTGTTAATGGTACTGATGGAGTTTGGGAAGCTACTACCGATTTTGGTGTAGCATTCAGCTTCTAATTTAAAGGTCTTTCCCTCTTTCGCCTAAAGTAAAGGGGACTTTTTTTATAAATAGATACATGCAATCATTCAGTGAGTACTTACTTGAAGCAAAAGGGAAAAAACTTTTCATTGAAGGTTGGCACGGTACACGTAAACCTTTTAAGCCACCATTCAAAGAAACATTGCAGGGAAGTGAAAACGATGATGGCTTTTCAGGTAAAGGCTTTTATTTTTTCGGCAATGAAGAAGACGTTAAGTTTGCAGTGCCTAAAGGTTACAAACAGAAGTTTGAAATTAAACTAAAGAACGCATACAATTTAGATAAAGACGACATCTTCTCAAAAGATACAGATTTGCCATTTGGGCAATACCGAGATGAGGAAACCTTGCGTTTGCTGAAAGAAGGTTACGACGGAGCTTACCGCACAATGAATGGAAAACTTGAAGAATTGTGTGTGTTTTCTTTTAAGAAAGAAGGCTTTGACGGCAATAAGAAGATTAAAACTATAAAAGGAGAAGATTGGGAAAAAATATAGTGTACATACCGTAAATCTTATGGTATAATTATATTATGATTTTAACCGGATTTTACACTAGTGTCGAGCGATTAAGTAACAAACTTCTATATCGAGGTTACGACGACGAGGGAAAAAAGATAAGCCATCGAATTGCGTATAAGCCTACGCTTTATCTTAAGTCTCAAAAGGCAGTTACAGATTGGAAAGCTCTGGATGGTACACCTGTCGAGCCTTTACAATTTGGCTCAATGAAAGAAGTCAGGGAATTCGAAAAGTCTTATAAAGGTGTTCCTGACTTTTGCCTTTATGGTAATACTCGTCACATTCCTGCGTTTATTCAGAATCAGTTTCCCAATGAAATTGTTTACAATCGCAACATGGTCGATGTTGCTTCTTTGGATATTGAAACCGCGTATGGTGATGGCTTTCCTGAGGTCGACAATCCAGTAAATCAGATTCTTACGATTGCTTACAAAAGCTCAAAAGATGACACTTATCGTGTTTGGGGTATGAAACCTTACGATGAAGCAATCACCGCGCTTAAGCATTTAAAAATCGAGTATCGCCAGTTCACTGAAGAATCTTCAATGCTTTCTGCATTCATCGATTATTGGGCAGAACCAGACAACACACCTGATATCATTACTGGTTGGAATACTCGGTTCTTCGATATTCCTTACATGGTAGCTCGAATGGCGTTCTTACTCGGCGAAGAAAAGGTTCGTAATCTCTCACCTTGGCGTAAGATCGAACGTAAAGAAATCTTTGTCAAAGGTCGTCAGCAGATTGCTTTTGACATCATGGGTATTCAACACCTTGACTATATGGAACTCTTTAAGAAGTTTGCATATACTTATGGTAATCAAGAATCGTATTCGTTGAATCATATTTCAAGTGTAGTACTTGGTGAAAAGAAACTCGACTATTCTGAGGTTGGTACACTTCGTGACTTGTATGATGCAGACTTTCAAATGTTTGTTGACTACAAC